GTTAGGTACATATAAGTTGGTCGATCGTCGTCGCTTCAGTGTTGCTAACTTCAACAACACTAAGTTCACAACAGTGTAAGGATTAGCAGTCGTTCGTTAATACAGCAGTCCCCCCGTTTAAGGGGGGGCGTTTATAAAATCGCATGACTCCCCTAACCTACAAAGGTTTCCAAGAGCACGATAAAAATTCAAGAGATATAAAAATTTTTTTCGCTATATAAAATCAAGTGCAGGGTTCGCGTATATGCAAAAAAATTCCGAGAAAATTTTTAGTGAAATAGAGGTCGATCCCGTAACCGGAGATTATCACATCATAGTGCCAGAGATAATCTTAAATGAAATGCAATGGTACGAAGGCACCAAAATAAGATGGTTGGTGGACGGTAATGAGATTATTCTGACAGAAGAAAAGGATTCTTGACAACCGCTATATAATGTTGTATGATTCGAAAGTAAAATCGTTATTCTTATGGCAAAAGGATTTACTGTAAAGGCAAAATCGCCGGTTAAAAAAGCAGCACAAGAGTGGGACTACGACAAGGCAAAAGAAATGGTAAGGGGCAAGGCAATTGTCTTCTGTTTGCCAGGTCGCGGAGTTTCATACACATACTTGAAGAATTTTGTACAACTTTGCTTTGACTTGGTGCAGTCAGGAGCAAGTATCCAGATTTCGCAGGATTATTCCTCCATGGTAAACTTTGCAAGATGCAAGTGCCTTGGTGCTAATGTATTGCGTGGTCCGGATCAATTGCCATGGGACGGAAAATTAAAATATGATTATCAGTTGTGGATTGACAGCGATATTGTGTTTAATACTGAAAAATTCTGGCAATTGATTCTCATGGATCAAGATATTGCATCTGGATGGTATGCAACAGAGGATGGCAGAACGACCTCAGTGGCACACTGGATGGACGAGGACGACTTCCGCAACAATGGTGGAGTCATGAACCATGAAACAGTTGAAAGCATCTCCAAGCGCAAATCTCCATTCACCGTAGACTATGCCGGATTTGGGTGGTTGCTCATTAAGCACGGAGTCTGGGAGAATAAGGAGATGAAGTATCCTTGGTTTGCTCCGAAGATGCAAGTCTTCGAAAGTGGCGAAGTACAGGACATGTGTGGTGAGGATGTCTCATTCTGCCTTGATGCAAAAGAGGCAGGTTACGAAATCTGGTGTGATCCTCGTGTTCGCGTTGGTCACGAAAAGACACGGGTTATCTGACAATGACACATCAAGAATTTCACAGAATTCTTGTGAATGGAAAAATTCTTTATGATCGTTTGGGTATGACAGAATTTTTCGATAGAATGGATGACCTTGCAATTGAATATTATCAAACAGGTCATCCAGATCCAGGTAGCATTACAACTGAAATTATTACAGAGGACTAGTACATTATGGCAGTAAGATCAAAAGTCGGACTTAATGGTGAACAAAACATTCAACCGACTCCGAAAAAAACTCGTCAAGGTAAAGGCAAGCACACGAAGTATGCCGCAACATCGCGTAACTCGGCTCGTAAGAGGTATCGCGGACAGGGACGTTGAGTAAGAAACAAGAAATACTTACTTATCTTGCTCCAAGTAAAGTATGTAAGGGTGTTGGTGTTTTTGCATATATTAATATACCCAAAGACACCAATATTTTTCCTGTTACAAAGGAGGAGGACTGGTTATTTGTCCCTTGGTCTGATGTAACAAAACGTGCCGGTAAAAAAATTAAAGAACTTACCTGTGGATCATATGAGGAAGGATTTTATACTGATGTAGATATCAATCGTTTTGATATTTCATATTATATAAATCATTCTCGTAAACCAAACGTTTATCATGACTCTGAAACAGGTACATTATATGCAATGCGTGATATCAAACAAGGAAAAGAACTTCTACAATATTATCCACCAAATGAAAGAACGTGGTAATAGTAAATAAAATGGAGCACAACTAATGTTTTGTCGCATTCGACTCAAGGATACAAACTATCAGGAATACCATAACTATCGGTTTCTTGATAGTTCTTCTTATGAACGGTGTTTGAGAATCTATAAAGAGTATGTTGATTACAAGGGATTTGAAGATGTGGTTCCAATCTTTCGTGAAGAGTTTGAATTGCCCCATACAGACATCATTGGTTACTATGATGGTAATGAATTAGTTGCTTTCACTCTTGCATATAAGTTCAAGAGTGTTAATAGTGCATGGGGTGATCAGTTTGCATGGAATTATAAAAATAAAAAGTTAAGTCTTGGACATATGGCGAATAAGAATGAGATCGCATTATATAAAAGATTAGGTTATGATTATTATTATCTGGGTGAATCATCAGATTATAAATCAAAATTAGACGGATACGAAATTTCAGACTTTTTTAAAACATGGCAAAATTAATCGCAAATCTACCCACCAAGAAAGTATATGTCAGAAGAGAGTATCTTCGTGATTTTCAAGATGGGCATGGAGAATACGTAGAAGGAATCTGGGTCAGCGCAAAGTCCATACAAGGACGTGCATTCTACTTTGAGACCTATCTGCCTGAATATGGTGCAATGTTCGATAAACTGCCCATATCGGCGTTCCTAGCACGTCCAGAGAAACCAGATCCTGATATGGACCTTGTGAATCTTCAGTTCTGGAATTGTATGGACTATGATTTCACTGTGATTGAAAAGCAATTTGTATCACCGATGGAATGGGAAGTCAGAACAAGACACTTTGGTAACATCAAAGGCAGTTATATCTGCACTTTAGACAACTATCATGGAGATTTTAATCAAATTGATGCTTCAACAAGTGAGTTGCCTGATGAACATAAGTCATTTAATCTGATTGAGTTAAGAAATGGGCAGTTTTGTCTGTATCCAAACAACAGGTGTCGGATCTATGACACTTCAATGACTCCTGAAAAACCTAAAATTCCCGATTTCAAGGTATCGACAAGTATTTTCCAGACCGAAAACGATACTAACTGGGGAAGACTTGGTGATTGTGATGATTATTTCTGGACAACACCCGATGAGAGACAAAAAAAGTAGACATGTTCGGAAATGGATTCGTAATTTATCCAGAGTTAGACCTGAGTTAGGAAACTTTTCATTATGTCCCTTTGCTTCGACTGCCAATTTTCTGATTATTGAACAGAAATTGGATGAAATTGTTCCATATCCAGATTATGATGTGGTAATTAACATTGTAGAAGATCATCATGAGAGTGATTACCTTTACAATGCTGTTGATAACTATAATTTAAAGTATAAAGACTACAAATTCATTGCAGATCACGGTAAAACTGATACTTTTATCAATAAAATACAATCTAATAACGGAAAATATAATCTAGTTCTTTTTCAACCACGAAAAGATTTAACGGAGGCAAGAATAAAACTTGCAAAAACCAATTATTATGATTATTGGGATAAAGATTATCTTAAAGAAGTTCTTGAGGATGATTATGAAATCGTAAAACAAGAAATAAATAAAAAATAAAGATTATGTGCAACGATTTGAAGGCAGGGCAGAAAAATCTTCAAGAATAAGGTATAAATAAATAAAAACTCCTTGTAAATGGCAATCCAAAGGATATCAAGAGCATTTAAAGACATTAGTTTGTCCTTTGATGCACATCCTGTCACCAAAGATCTACTAGTTCTAAAGAATGAAAACGCGATTCGTAGATCGGTGAGGAATATTGTGGAAACTATCCCAACAGAAAGGTTTTTTAATTCATTATTTGGATCTGAAGTTAGAGATAGTCTATTTGAATTTGTAGATTTTGGTACTGCATCAGCAATTCAAAATCAAATTTTAGTTTCACTTGAAAATTTTGAACCAAGAATTGGAAATGTAGAGGTAAATGTTTTTCCTCGTCCAGATCAAAATTCATTCAATGTAACTGTCATATTCGATATTATTGGTCAGGAGTTTCCAACTCAAGAATATTCGTTCCTATTAGAGGCAACAAGATAATATGCCTTTTACTAAGTATACAAATCTAGACTTTGATCAGATAAAGTCATCCATCAAAGATTATCTCCGTGCAAATTCTAATTTCACTGACTTTGATTTTGAGGGATCTAACTTTTCGGTCTTAATCGACAC